GGACTTCATCTCCTGCTTCTAAATTCTCCGATACGGAGTGTTACAGTCGCAAGGCGATAGTCGCTTACTTGCAAGAAAAGGATGTGGTCAAACTCTCTGGGCTATTGGACCCTTTGTCCGTAGCTTGGGAGCTTACGCCGTACTCCTTCGTTATTGATTGGTTTATTCCAATCGGTAACTACCTTGCAGCTCGTGGCCTGTCTCAGTCTCTGACTGGGACCTTTGTCACTACCAGGAAAGATTACGCTCGTGGTGCTAATATCGTGTCGGCACGGGCAGACACAGTGTTGCGTGGGTCCGGTTCTTATAGTTATGAGCGTATAGCTCTTACTAGAACCGTTTCCACCACCTTGTCTGTACCGACCCCTACGGTAAAGCCCCTCGGGGATGTCTTTTCCTGGAAGAGAGCCGCTAACGCGGTGGCCCTCCTCTCCCAGCTTCGCTAATTCTGGCGAGCTGGTTCTTCATGGCCTTCCGGCCCCCGAAACGGGTGCGGCTCCTCCGACCGCACCTACTTAAACTGGAGTTTTAGATGTCTAACATCGCCAATATTGTCGCCTTTGATGGCGCAACGACCCCCGTAAGCCATACGCTCGTTCCTCTTAGCGTTACCCGTGAAAAAGGTATCGTCAAGGCGGAATGGCGTGAACAGGTAGCTACGCTACCGGCTTACGCTCAGATTACAGCTACTCAAACTATTGAGAAGATGAAATCTGGTGTCTACAAGGTCGAAACCCGAGTGGCAGTTCCCGTAATGGAGTCTGTTTCTGGTCAGAATGCAGCAGGTTATACCGCTGCTCCGAAGGTTGCTTATACGAATCAGCTGATTTGCACCGGCTGGTTCCATGAGCGTTCAACCATCTCTGACCGCCGTTTGGCTCGGCAGATGCTGATCAACGTTTTGGGGAATATCTCCACTTCTGTTGCTCCGGCATCTACTGGCTTCGCGCCAGAGCTCTTCGATCAGTTGGTCGCTCCTACATAATGTAGTGCGCCTCGTCCTCACGGACGAGTCATTCGACAACTGTTCGGTCCACTAATCTCAATAAAGGAGTAGCTATGTCGATCAGACATTGGACACGAGCCCTTTCAACGGGGGAAACAAATGAGTTACTTAAAGAACTCGCGCTTTATCACATCCGTCGCGTTAGCGCGGAAACAGTCCGGGAGCGTCTTACTAGTTGTATTACTAGCAATGACTTTCTTGGGCTGTGTGACTTTGATCCTCCTTACTCGCAGCTTACCGCATACGATGCCATCAACGTCAGACAAGCTCTCGCTTTCTTCCAAAAGCGGAGAGATCTCGACGTCGGCATCAATAAACGAGACGCTGCAGTAAAGAAGTTCTTTGAGGCCGACAAACTTTGTTTCGAGACCAACGAGATCTTCCGTCTTAGGAGCCGGGGACTGTTTTCTTTCAGTCCCCGCGTTGAGTCCATTCTTTATATGGCTCAGCGGAAAATCGCTCTTATTTTAGGAGATCTCCCTAATCTCGAAGATCTGAAGTTTCGATTCGGCCCAGGCGCAACCACGCAAGTTAAGAAAAAGAACGCGTCAAGCTTGCGAAAGCTTTCGACGCCCTTTGCTTGTAGCGAAGACGCGGTCCCGTGTATCGGGGACGTCCTCTCAGAAATGCCCTCTTGGGTGTTTACTGAAGACGAATCCCTGGACAGCGCAGTGACTGTAAAAGACGTTCCAGTGGAAATCCACCCTGGGCGTCTCGACTTCGTCCCTAAGTCCTATAAGACCGACAGATCTATTGTCGTCGAACCAATGTTGAACCAGATGGTTCAGCTTGGGATCGGTGACTATATTGCTGCACGGCTTCGGATGTCAGGTGTCGACCTTCGTGATCAGTCGAGAAATAAATCTCTCGCACGCGAAGGCTCGATTTCCGGCGATCTTGCGACGCTGGACCTGAGTAGTGCATCTGACACAGTCAGTAAGCTGCTGGTCTTAGACCTTCTGCCGTATGACTGGTTTGACTTCCTTAGTACCTACCGCACTTCCGTTGTGGAGTTCGATGGTATGCAGTTACGCCAACAGATGTTTTCCTCCATGGGTAACGGCTTCACTTTCGCATTGGAGTCTCTGATTTTCTACGCCCTTAGCTGGGCCAGTACAGAATCAGGGCTTCGCGAACGTGTCTCTGTTTATGGGGACGATATTATCGTCCCTACCTCTTCATACGAGTCTCTTGTCGAGGTTCTGAACGCTGTCGGGTTTATTCCAAATCGGAGTAAATCCTTTGCAACTGGACCTTTTCGTGAGTCGTGTGGGGGAGACTACCTTAGGGGTATCGATATCAGACCCTGTTATATAAAGGGTCCGCTCTCTGGGCAGTCGTGTTTCGTTCTCCATAACTTTTATGTTAGGAGGTCGGAACCCGAGGCTGCCGCCATCGTCTTATCCTGGATCCCCATCCATATTCAAAGGTGGGGGCCCGATGGTTACGGCGATGGCCACCTTATCGGTGACAAAGGACTGCGGCCTCACGGCCGTAGCAAAGGTTGGAGCGGATATACGTTTGAAACGTACGTCGCATCTCCTCGGAAGGACTTCACAGTTCTTCCAGGCGATCGCGTCTACCCATTCTACTCAATTTACGTGGGGGATAACCCCTTCCACGTGAAAGCAGAATGGCTCGCTGGTGTCGTAGCTGAAGACGAATCCGTCCAGTATGGACGAGCGTCTGCTAGCTATGACAGGCGAGGGCGCTTGGGAGTACCACTTCCGGGCGCAGATACGTATAGACTGATAAAGGTCTACACTCTGGGATCCTCTCGTTAGGAATAACGATGATCTCTTCCGAGTTCTCTAACGAGAACTCGTGCCGAAAG